GCAAAGGCAAGTATGGTAGTAGCTATCAAAATATCAATTCAGAATATGTGATCACTGCTCTTAACAAATTTCTTACGGAAAGGAGTACATACTTTGAGAAACAACAAACAAAAACCGATACGACACATTTGACAGTATTGGCCGAACAAGTGCTTAAAACAATTAACAAAAAAGGATTAATTAAAAAAAACAATTTCAATGAAAACTATCGTAAATGGAAACAGGAAAATCGCTACTAAAATCATCGAATATGTAGAAGACTACTTTGATGAAAAGGGTGGCGTGGTACAAAAGTCAAGGAAAGCAACTTATATAAGATGCAAACAACTTGCAAGGTATCTGATGCGAAAGCATACAGATTTAACACTAACCAGCATCGCACAAATGACAGGAAATGCAGATCATTCAACTGTGATATATTCAGTTGGTGTGTGGGAAGATTATTTGGATTATGACAAGCAAGTCAGATATGACACAAACTATGTGGAAATGAAGATGAAGCTTAATAACTTGATAGATTGGTCAGATGTGACAATAGACATTGATAAGGAAATCACAAGGGTAAATCAGCTTAAGTCTTGCATAATTGCTTACAAACAAAGAAAGGATGAACTAAAAACTTTCAATGCCATAATGGATAAAAAGATTCGCAATAGTGAAGAAGATATTGACTATGAGAAAGGAAAGATTAAATGTTTGTCAAGGTTAGTAACTTATTTAGAGAAAAAGTACATCACCAATCTCATTGTGCAAGTGTAGATTAGTTTTGCACGACCAATGAAAAACCACACTAAGATTTATTTAAAATGGACACAAAAACACAAACAACAAGAACCACACGAACTGATTTGCGAGATGTGCAACAAACACAAAGTAGTAGACATACACCACATACAACCGAGAGGGATGGGGGGCAATCCATCAGGCGACAAGGATCACATAGAGAACTTGATGGGTTTGTGTCGAGTGTGTCACAATCAAGTAGAGTTCACAGGTCTTGTGAGCAAAGATGCACAGATGCATCAGCACAAAAAGTGGATGCAGAACTAACACAAGCACAAATAGGACTACCTATTATCATTGCTGGTGTCTTGCTTTGGATAATTTATTTTGTGTTTTATGCCAAGTAAAAACGAAATTATATTACCTTGTGGGTGCCACTTCGATAAAAAGAGGTGGCACTTCTGCAAGGAAGCCATAAGATTATACAAGGAAGTACAAAAGGATTACAACAATGTGGAGAGTAGGCGAAAGTATGACAAACACTTTATCAAGCGTGAAGCAAAAGGAATTTAAGGAATCAATCCCTTTCAAGGTGACAACTGCTGGTCTTCTGCCTGTGCAGAACGAAGCAAGGGATTTTTGCTATCAGTTTAACGGAAGTGAGGTGTTTATGAAACCAGCGACCAATAGAGATTTAAAATTCCATAGATGCTACTTTAAGGTCTTGGATTGGCTATGGTGGCAAATGCCATTAAACTTCAAGCAAAGGGTAGAAATAAAAGATATGTATTTGCTGATGAAGCTAATTAGAGGTCAATACAAAGTCACAATGCAGTTCAAGGACATCAAGCACATAGAATACAATAGCATTGCATTTGGTAAGATGAACGAAGAAGTATTTAAGGACTATGTGAATGATAGTTTGACTGCCTTTCTTAATGAAATATTAGTGCCTATGGAATTAGAGCACATCTATGATCAATCCGTAGAGGAGTTTGAGCAGTTTTATAACCAAATGATATAAATGTTTTAGTATTTTTGTAAACAATGATTGTAAGCATTGAACAAATCAAAGCAAACAAGACAAATCCAAGAAATATAATACCTGAAAAGCTGGACAAGCTAAAGAAAAGCATTAGTGATTTTCCTGATATGCTAAACAAAAGACCATTGGTCTGCTTTACAGACAAGGATGGAAAATATGTTGTACTGGGTGGCAATATGCGATTAAAAGCGTGTAAGGAATTAGGAATAAAAGAACTGCCAATAATTTTAGCAGATGAATGGACAGAAGAACAAAAGAATGAGTTTATAATAAAAGACAATGTCGGTTTTGGTGAATGGGATTGGAATATATTACAAACTGAGTGGGACTTAGAAAGTTTAGAAGAATGGGGATTGGATGTTGGTATTGGTATGGATGAGATGGAAACAAGTAATGAATTTAATTTGGCTGATGGAGACAAAGAGCCATTTCAGCAACAAACTTATACTTTGGCAGACCAACAAGCTGAAGAAATAAAAAACGCAATATCGAATATCAAAAAAACACAAGAGTTTAAATACGTTGAGACTTTTGGTAACGAAAACAGCAATGGAAATGCACTTTATTTAATTATTATGCAATGGGTAGAGCAAAGGAAATAATTGTTAAAGTTATCCCATCAAAGATTGCAAATGAGTTTGTAAAAAAACACCATTATTCAGGCAAGGTCGTGCCAAACAGCAAATTGCATTTTGGATGTTTTTTAGATGGTAAACTGGGTGGAGTGATGCAATATGGACCAAGTATTAATAAAAAAGGCACTATTAATCTTGTAGAGGGTACAGGTTGGAATGAGTTTGTAGAATTAAACCGAATGGCTTTTAGTGATTATTTGCCTAAATATTCAGAAAGTAGATGCATAGCAATAAGCATAAAGTTGATTAAAAAAAATGCACCACACATAAAATGGATTATAAGTTTTGCAGATGGAACGCAATGTGGTGATGGCACTATTTATAGGGCAAGTGGTTTTAAATTAGTTGGTATAGCAAAAAACACAGCATTAAGGGTAAACCCTAAAAATGGCGAGGCAATGCACGTTATACAAGCACACCACCTTAAAATTTCAAGTGAGTTTCGAAAATGGAAACCATTTAAAGGACACCAGCTTAAATATATTTATTTAATAGATAAAAGTATGTCTATAACAAAAGACATTTTACCATTTAGCAAGATAGATGAAGTTGGTGCTGGAATGTATAAAGGTAAAAAAGTATCTTTGCAAGAAAGAAAAAATGCGATAAAGGTGTAATGGTTGCACATTTGACATCCAGTCAAAAGGAGAAGTTCGATTCTATCTTATCGCTCTATTGTTTTGAACAAAATTGAACAACATAAAAAAGCATTACTTGAAGCATTGGAACAAAGCTTAGGTGTTGTTACAACTGCCTGTAAACAAGTAGGGGTCGGCAGAACTACATTTTATGAATACTTGAAAGCAGATCAAGATTTTAAAAAGAAAGTTCAAGACATTGAAAACACATCACTTGACTTTGCAGAAAGCCAGTTATTCAAACAGATAAAGCAAGGCAATACAACTGCAACCATTTTCTATCTAAAGACCAAAGGCAAAAAGCGTGGATATGTGGAAAGAATAGAAAACGAAATAACAAGCGATGGAGACTTTTCTATTTCACCAAAGGAATGGATAAAAACCAATGAAGGTAAATGATAAGTTTTACCCATTGTGGAACAATGATACAAGATACTACTTGGTTACAGGAGGTCGTGGTTCAGGCAAGTCATTTGCAGTAAACGATTTTATTGAGAATCTAACTTTTGAAAAAGGACATACAATTCTATTTACAAGATACACATTGGTGAGTGCTGGAAGGTCTATCATTCCTGAATTTGTAGAAAAGATTGACTTGGAAAATCACAATGAGTTTTTTTCTATTAAGAACAATGTTGTAAGGAATAAGAAAACAGGAAGCAAGGTCATCTTTAGTGGAATCAAAACAAGTTCAGGAAATCAAACTGCCAATCTAAAATCATTGCAAGGTATTACAACGTGGGTCCTGGATGAAGCAGAAGAACTGACAGACCCTGATGTGTTTGATAGAATTGATTTATCCGTTAGGCAGACAGGTATACAAAATAGAGTGATCATAGTAATGAATCCAACTTTCAAAAGCCATTGGATTTATCAAAGATGGTTTGAAAAGAAACAACCTGATACAACCTACATACACACAACCTATGAAGACAACAGAGCCAATCTAAGCGATTCTTTTATCAAGACAATAGAAACACTAAAGATGCAAGACAACGAAGCGTATAGACACAAGATATTAGGTGAATGGATAAACAACTACACAGGACTGATGTATCCTGAACTAAAAATGATTGATGATGCACCTTATGGAGAGAGTGTGTTGTATTGTGATACTGCTGACACAGGGCAAGACTATTTATGTTCGGTCCAAGCGTTTAGGACAGACAATGGCTTGTATGTAAATGATGTTGTATATACCAAGCAACCAAATGAAATAACAGAAATAGAAGTAGCAAAACAAATACAACGCAATGGAGTAAACAGGGCAATCATAGAAAGTAACAATGGTGGTCGAGCATTTGCAAGAAATGTGGAACGTATATTAAAAGAACAATACAACTACAATGCAGTCAGAATAACCACCCACCATCAGAGCAAAAACAAGCAAACACGGATCCTTAGCAACTCTAGCCAAGTGGCAAATAATGTGTATTTTTGCAAAAGCGTGAACGTACAATTCCTGAACGATATGCGAACATTTACAAGAGATGGAAAGAATAACCACGATGATGCACCTG